TACATTTTGTATTATAGATTTTGATGAGAGAGAGCAAGTGTTAGAGTATTTGGGTAAAATACCTCCCGATGTTGCTGCTGAGGTTGCGTTTAAGTGGGCTACTATGTATTCTGCATTTGTTGTTATCGACATTACTGGAGGTATGGGGGTTTCCACTTCACGTAAACTTCAGGAAATGAATTATAAAGACCTATATGTTGAAGGTACGAACACTGCGGATAAATGGAAATACAATCCTAACACAGTTGATAAAATACCAGGGTTAAACTTTAATTCAAAAAGGGTACAAATAGTTGCGTCTTTTGAAGAGTCATTAAGACATGACTTTTTAGTAAGGTCATCAAGACTAATGAATGAGTTAAATACGTTTGTTTATATAAACGGTAGACCTGACCATATAAAAGGACAACACGACGACTTAATAATGGCCATGGCTATGGCAATTTATGTAGGAGAGAACTCATTCACACAACTTGAAAAAGTAACCGAACAAACAAAAGCAATGATGGAGAGTTGGATGATTAATGAGACTCCTGTAAAAAATAGCTCTAAAGATTTTAATCCCGGATTACCCGTAATGCCAAACAACAATAATCATCACAGACCAAATGGGATAACGAGACAAGATTATGAACAATATAATTGGTTATTTGGGGGTAGAAGGAGATAACCTTTAATTAATTCTATTAAAGTTTATATTTATCTAAAAAACTATGGCGGACAATAACAACTTTACGATTTGGCAAAGACTAACAAAAGTTTTTGGTCCCGATTCGACTCTAGACCAACAGCCACCCGTATATAACTTTGACAAAAAAGAAATACTCAAGACCACTAACAAACAAGAGTACGAAAGAGAGAAGTTACAATCTCAGCAAACATTATATTTAGGTCAACAATGGCAAAAGATTGAAAATAACTTATATACTCAAGCAGTATATTATGAGCCAACCCGTTTAGCCTCTTTTTACGATTATGAAAGTATGGAATATACTCCTGAGATATCTGCCGCCTTAGATATATATGCAGAAGAATCCACCACACCTGATGAAGATGGTTATATGTTACAAATCTATTCTGAAAGTAAAAGAATTAAATCTGTATTGGGTGACTTGTTTAATAATAGATTAGATATTAATACTAACTTACCTATGTGGACAAGAAACGCTTGTAAATATGGGGATAATTTTGTGTACTTAAAATTAGACCCTGAAAAGGGGGTTATGGGAGCTCAACAGTTACCTAATATCGAAATTACTCGACAAGAAAGGGGTATGAAGATGAAACCAGAAAGAAACTCATCTAGTACTGAAAATGACGCATTAAAATTCATATGGCAAAATAAGGATATGGAATTTAATACATGGGAAATTGCGCACTTTAGATTATTAGGTGACGATAGAAAACTACCATACGGAACGTCTATGTTGGAAAAAGGTAGACGGATATGGAAGCAGTTGATACTATCAGAAGATGCTATGTTAATATACCGAACTTCACGTGCACCTGAGAGAAGAGTGTTTAAAGTTTTTGTTGGGAATATGGATGACAAAGATGTCGAACCGTATGTAAACCGAGTGGCTAACAAATTTAAAAGAGACCAAGTAGTGGATTCAACTAACGGTAATGTTGACTTAAGGTATAATCAAATGGCGGTAGACCAAGACTATTTTATTCCTGTTAGAGACCCTAATGCACCAAATCCGATAGACACGTTACCAGGGGCTCAGAACCTATCAGAGATAGCCGATATTGAGTATATTCAGAAAAAATTATTAACGTCTCTTAGAGTACCTAAAGCGTTCTTAGGTTTTGAAGAGGTTGTCGGAGATGGTAAAAACTTATCATTACAGGATATTAGATTTGCACGAACAATTAATAGGATTCAGAAATCGATGATTCAAGAGTTGAATAAAATTGCAATAATACATTTATATCTTTTAGGTTTTGAAGATGAGTTGGGTAACTTTACACTAGGACTTACTAACCCATCAACTCAAGCGGAATTACTTAAAGTTGAGCAATGGCAACAGAAGATTCAATTATATAGGGATTCTGTTACGGACCCAGGTAACGGTATATTACCAGTTTCTTCCTCTTGGGCTAAAAAACATATACTTGGATTTAGTGATGAGGAGATTAAGTTGGATTTACAACAACAAAGGATTGAAAAGGCGGTTTCTGCTGAACTTGAAAAAACCCCTGAGGTTATTAGTAAGACAGGTGTATTTGCGAATATAGATAAATTATACGGCAACAAACCAGGTGAAGGTGGTGACCCTATGGGTGATGAAACAACAGATTCAAATATTGGAGATATAGGGGCGCCTCCATCAGGTGGTGGTTTAGATTTAGGTGGTGATTTAGGTGGTGATTTAGGAGATGACTTAGGTGGAGACACTGACACACCAACTGATGAAACACCCACGGAAAGAATGGTTAGAAACAAGGACTTAGACCTTCTTGTTGAGGACGACCTAATCAAAGGAAAAACTATATTAGATTTATCCAAAGGCAGGGAGTCTTTAGGTGAAATAGAGAAAGAGCTGAACACACTTCTAAATCAATAAAGTGTGAATAATACCATTTACATGATATTTATATAAAAAAATATCATGGCATCATTCGGTATAATCAAAACCAAGATAGAAAAGTTATTAGAATCTTCTTATGGAAAAGATGAATTCAAGAATCATATGAAGTCATTTAAGACGAATATCCTTGAAGACAAAAATATTGCAGAAATACACTTTATTTATGACGAATTGTCATCTAATAAAGGTTTAAGTGAAGATATTGTTAACGAATATATTTCAGAAAGTTTTGAACAATTAAGAACTCTTATAGATAATAACAAAGAACAAATCACTAAATTAAGTGAGTGGATTGACGAGTTAGTAATTGAAAATAACAATAACTATGGGGACATAGATTTACAAGTTTACACTAAGAATGTAACTAAAAATTTAGAAACTCTTATTGAGTCAAAGAATAGAATTAAAAACACTTTATTAAAAAATAAAGTTAAAGAGGTAAATGAGACTACTTTGAGTATCCCAATCTCTTCGATGTTACAAATAGCTACTAAAACCTTTAACAAAGAATTTTCTAATTTAAACGAAGAAGAAAAAAAAGAATTTAAATTTTTCACTTCATTAAATGGGACTGAATTAAAAAGTGAAATAGACAAATCAAAAAATGTTGTTTACGATAAATTAAATATAAGTTTAAATGAATCGAGTGATAATGAATTAAAGGAAAAAATTCAAAAAACCTTATCAAAAATAAACGAAACAAACTATACCCTTACATCTCTTTATAGACTTAAACAGTTAGAAAAGGGATTATGATGAAACGATTTTTTACATCATTATTAAGTGACGTTGACGGTCAAAAATCCTCAAAAAGATTTGTCACTATAGTTTCATTTTTCATGATGTGTATTGCCTTTGTTGCGAATATATTCATGGACATTCCATTACAAAAATATGTGTGGGATGGTATGATGTACATTGTTGGTGCAGGATTAGGTTTTACCACACTTGAGAAATTCTCACGAAGTCATTCACACGAAGAGTAATGTCAGATAGAAAATATCTTAAATGGTCTAATACGACCGTAAACGACGCAGACCAATATGGTAATGTATGGAGTGCAAATAATATCGGTAACGTTCCTTATGGTGATTTAGAGGGGTGGTATATCGGTATTAACCCTCCAGTAGGTGGGTATACATGGTATAGATATGATACGTCAGGAAATGGTCCTCATATAAATTGTCCCCCTAATGATACTGAGTTAGTAAGATTTTATAATCACAAAATGGGGACATCATTCTCGAATGTACCTCAGGTAGCCGATGCGATTGAAGGGGACGACAATCAACTATTAGATGGTGACGTAGTAAGAGACGGATTACTTCTGTATATGGACCCAAACAAAACTTCATCTTATCCTGGTACAGGCACGGCAGTGACCAACATTGCTCCGTCAGGTAGTACTAGTAATATTGATGGAACTTTAACTAACGCATCTATGTGGGTTAATCCCGGTGGAGGTTCACCTGCTTACTTTAGGGTTGAAACAGATGACTCATCAAATATAAAAGTATTAACTTTTGATAGTGAAATATCAAGAGCCGGAAATGGAGATTCTACACTTTTATTCTATTGGTGGAGCGATTATAATGGAGGTAGTCAATACTCTAACTCACAAGCGTTTTTCGGGGGTAAGTTCGTTAACTATATGGCGTTGAGGTCTTTAAATGGTAGTACTACAAAGTACTGGCCCGAGGCGGAAACGAACGGTTTAGGTGAACCTGAGGGTAACCATGATTACTTTGCGCAGGCGCAGGATGGGGATGTTTTTAATGTGGGAGAGTGGAATAGTTGGGTTTCCGTTTTTGACAGTGGTACTGCGAGTAATTGGTATAACGGTGCGGAAAACGCCACTACTTATGCGTTAGGTTCCGGAACCACACACAGTTTTCCAAGGTTAGGTTCTACATTTACAGGTAGTGGGGGTGGTGACCGAGGTGGTGATATAAGAATGGGTACACTATTAATTTACAACAGAGTTTTAAGTGATGCTGAAATAAGAAAAAATCTGGATATCTTCGACCAGTGGTACTCTAACGATTAAAGGTCGTTTCTTTTCTTATTTACGTAAATTGCTTTTTTCTTCTCCTCTCTCTTCTTCTCGGAATCCTTGGTGTACTCCTTATTTTTATTAAGGTTTTGTAATTGCTTAGTCTTATAAACTTTGTACTTATAGTTTTTAAGGGCTGATTCTATATTTTTATTTTTAACCTTAATAATTAACATATATAATTCACTTTATCTATAAATATATGTTTTTGACATATAACCACAAATATAGTATATTTAATACAAAATCAATAAACTTTACAAGTATGAATTTACATGAAAAAAGGAAAAACGTCACAATTAAAAATATTTAACGACGCAAAATGCCATTACGGTACGGTAGACGCTAAAAATTTAAAAACAGTTTATATTGTTTTACAATCATGGGTAGAACCCATAAAAGAGTTTGAGAACTGGGACAGAGCAACCGGTATTATGGAACGTAACATTAAACATGTCCTATTAGAGATATTAGATACAGAAGTTTTCGAAAAGCATAACATCGTAGATTTAGATTTAAGAAGTAGTGGTATACAGAAAGGGAAGAGGAGTTTTATGAATTTAGAAATTACTTTATATCTTAAAAATCACTTAGAATTTAAATCACCGACTCTTAAAAATAACATTAAAAAAGTAATACAATCGGTCTATTCAGATTGTTTACGAGGTATGAGATATTTTGAAATACACAAGAGTAAAACGACAAAAGAAGTGGTCTGACATATTTATAAATAAAAAACATGAAGATTTTAGGACCAAACGATTCAGGTAAAGGGATTTTAGTAGAGTGGGATGCGGGGTTTGTAAATCCTAACGATAGTCGTAACGCCGAAGTTATTAAGGAATCTTATGGTCAATTAGACCATTCAAAACCTTTCGAGTTTTATGCAACATTACAAAAGTTTGATACCCCAAACAGAAACGGTAGAGTTTATCCCGAAAAGATTCTACGTAGGGAAGCTGATGTTTACAAAACCGCCATTGAAAAAGGATTATCTATATCAGAACTTAACCACCCCGAATCGTCTTTAATTGATTTGGACCGTGTATCTCATCTTATAACTGAAGTTTGGTGGGAAGGTAACACTCTTATGGGTAAGATTAAATTATTAACCTCCCCTGGATTCCATAAAGAGGGTGTAGTTTCATGTCCAGGAGACCAAGCGGCTAATTTAATGAGACAAGGGGTTACTATGGGAGTATCTTCTCGTGGTGTTGGTTCATTAGTGAAGAAAGGAGAAAGAAATGAAGTCCAAGAGGATTTTGAATTGATATGTTTTGATTTAGTTTCATCACCATCTACACCTGGTGCGTATCTATTCTTAGATAAAAATGATAAGGGTAAATATGAAGAAAGTTTAGAAGAAGAGACTCAGTTAAGGTCACAAGAACCAAAAATTGATGGCGGTCTGGGTAAAAGTGTTGACTTAATGAAAAGACTTTCCGATTATTTAGGTTATTAAACCCTTTTAAATAAAAAACCATGGAGGAAAAGTATTTCGTAGCAAAAGTTCAGTATGACCTACCTGATGAAAACTCAGGGAAGATTAAAAAAATCAGAGAAGAGAAACTCGTCAAAGGTTATAATGTAACGGATGTTGAAGCAAAAGTTACCACAAACTTTAAAGATTTTGTTTATGATTGGAGAATCACAGCATGTGTTGAAAGTAAAATCGATGAGGTTTACGAGTAATTTAATTTAAAAAATCTTTTTTAAATCGGGGTAATACCCGATTTTTTTTTGCTTAAAGTTATTAAAAAAACACTTTTTTCATATTTAACATATTTATATGATAACTATAATAAACTTTTTTGCAAAAAAACAATATGGCAGACAAAAAAAACCTAGTTGAAGAAGCTTTATTGCAGATGGAAAATCTACAAGAAGCCATAACTAATAATGCAAAAGGAATACTTGCTTCTACTATGAAGGAAGAAATCAGTGAATTGGTAAAAGAATCTCTCGAAGAATCAGAGGTTGAAGAAGTGTCTGAAATGGAGACTGAAGAGAACGTTGAAATGTCCGAACAGGAAGAGATTGACGTTGAAGATGTTGAAGTTGATGATGCAGAAGACGACATAGAAGATGCCCTTGAAGACTTAGGTCTTGATATGGGTGGTGATATGGAGTCTGATAACGACGAAGAGTTAGACTTGGGTGATGAGGAAATGTTAATGACTGATTTACCTGGTGATGACTTAGAAGTCGATGATGAAGAAGAAGTTCTATTACCTCTCGATTTAACATCAGCTTCCGACGACGAAGTACTTAAAGTATTTAAGGCTATGGGAGAAGAAGACGGAATTATCGTAAAACAAGACGGAGATGACGTTCATTTATCAGATGAAGATACCGATGCTGAATACGTTATTCAGTTAGGTGAATCTGAAGAAGAAGAAGTCACTGAAACAATGGGAGACCATTTAGGTGAAGATGAAACGGAAGAAGAAGTTGTGTACGAAATCGAGATTGGTGAAGAAGAAGCTCACGAAGAAGAAATGAGTGAAGGTGATTACGGTGGAAACAAAGGCGATGAGTCTAAGTCACACAGAGATTACGAAGCTAACGAAGGTAAGTATGGTGGAAACAAAGGCGATGAGTCTAGGTCC